TTAATACTAATGAGCACCTCGGAGCTGGAGGGGTGGACGACTTCTGAATATAAATCATTTAAAGTTGTTGGTGGTGAGGTTTCTGACACGAGTAGTGATAGCGATGATTCAGATGATGAACAATTATTTGCTAAATCATCGATGATCAGAAAAACTAAATATAAAAAATTAGTTAGTAAAGAAATATTGTTACCTGAATAAATTTTCTACTTCTATACTATAAATCACAATGGAAGCCGTCACAGCTCAGGCTATGGAAACTGTCACTCTCGTCAGCCGGGAACTCGAAGCGCAGTCTCTCAACTCAATTGTTGCTGGATTCAGTTTTGCCGCTGCTCTCAGCTGGATGGACCTCGTTCGATGGGGTATCACTCAAATCATCAAGGTACCTAAGAACAGTGGTTCTCAATACGTATTCACCGCTATCCTTACCACTCTACTTTCCATCGTTGTTTACTTGGTAATTTCTCGTGTTTCTACTCGAGTAAAGAAGCCCACTGAGCCCATATTCGCGATCACCCGGTAATTTTGGGCTTTTTCTTCATAAAAAGTGTGAGTATTAACCCTATTAATATAATTACACCAATGTAAATATACTCTTTCCATATATAAACATTTTCCACGATTTCGGGAATGTTTATTTTTGACTTTTCGTGTATCGTTTCTTCGTGTATCGTTTCTTCCTGGTTCTGTGGTAAGTTTATAAGCTTGTCAGTAGAACCATGTATTCTTAACTTGATAGCGTGATCTCTTTCCTTAAAATCTATCGGTATAAGTTTATTGTTTTCTTTAGAATACCATTCAATTTTTAGATTAGATATTTGTTTTTGTGAACCGTTATTATACTCATGTACAAATAGATCATCTTGACTGTAAAATGTTAAATATTCTTGTGTTGCATCTGTTTCGTTATTCATAAATACACCGGTATAAAATGGGGTGTTTGTGTAAGAATCTTGATTAAAATCATCAGACCCAGATGATATCTTCAAGACAAACGTCTTGGGTGCAAATGATATATCAGGTTGCCCACATCTTATAATACCACTCGATGACATAACATTAGATGCACTTAAACCAAATATTTGATTGGGTGTGGTTCTACTAATAATATTTGACGTCCAGCCATCCACCCCATTGTAAAAATCAAGATTAAAATCACTGGTGGTTAATGTATTAGAAAACTCGAAGCGCCCATTTGTATATGAAACCTGATCGATCGTTGTACAACCTGATGATGGTATGACTGTATCTTGTAAATATGTCGCAACTGTAGATTTACTTGGATTATTAATAAGAGATACATTCAATGGATCAATTTCAGCGTTATAGATTCCATTATCATCATGAATAGTAAATTTATTGTTAAAGTGATTGAATAGTCTGGGTTTCGGTAATCTCGTGGAAATTACTTCAAGTTTAGTGATATTATATATTATCGTCTTCAATGTGATATTGTAATTATTAGCACACTCGTACAGTTCGGTATCACGTTCACCAGAATCTATATCAAGGGTATGAACCTTCATTAAAATACATGTACAATATTTTAATGAGTGTTTTTATTTATTAAATTTCGATATTTCATTAATAAATTGATTGAGCTAAAGGATTGGTAGACATCTGCTTTTTAGCGATATCAAGTGTACGAGTATGGGGATTTTCATGTCCTTTGTATGAATTGAATTTATGAAACGACTCTTGTTTATAATTTTGTGTCCACCCACCATTTGCTCCACCCACACGACCATCAACGCGGGAAGTATCCGAACGAACAGCTGTGAGTGCACCACCCTGTTTAAGTGCACTTTCCCTCACATTCATACGACCCTTGTTACCCAAACGGTTGGCCTTACCGCGACGATCTTCTGGACGGAAACCATACTTCATAAGTTCTTCATTTGTCTTGTTCGCGACCTGAACAGCCGCACTGTTGGTATATGCACCAACATGATTACTGATACCTGGTTGTGCCTGATTATAATATCCAGACTGAAGATCATTTCTATCACTCTTGAATCTAGTAGGGTCCTGGGGCATTGCCTGTGCTGATACAAAACGCTTAGCGCCATTGAAACCTAAACCATCTGTACGATTACCTGTTTCGGAACGATTAGTTATACGTTTAGTTTTTTCGTGTTCTTGCCTCGGGATGAGCCCCGTCATTCCCTGAGCTCGGCCCATTACTGTAGGAAGACGACTAGGTAAGTAAGTGGTTGTATCTGGTTTGTTATGTGTCAACTGACCAATGACAGCAGAACGTCCACCTGTGACATCCGCAGCTGGACCAGTTCGTCCTGGTAATGTAGTCAATCGATGTTCACCAACGTTAATTGGATTCACCCGGACTAACTGTTGATACCCACCGGAAGCTGGGACATCTGCACCGACACCCAAACCTGGACCAACCAATTGCTTCTCAATTGGAGAAAGGTTATTCATACGTCCAGTGTCAAACATGCGATCTCGCATAGATAAAACTTCCTGACCATTAGTGCGATGTTGAGCGGATATAACAGCAAAACTATCGTTTTCTTTTTTGTGGGGAATTTCGACTCTTGGTTCATATAAATTCGACATATCGGGTAGAGGCTCTATGCGATCAAATACAGCAGGTGGTTTTGGTGTCTGTTCCACAATCCGTCTTTGCATCTCAACTGGAGATACCTGAGCTTTTTTATTACTTAACGTACGCCCAGCATAAATCAATCCAGCGATAGCTGCGAGTGAAATGGGGTCAGCCATTCTTACTTCTTATTAACATTTTTATTAAGGTATCTCTGGTGAAAAAGTCCATTCTGGAGATCTGCGCGTGTACTAGATGGTTCGTAAGACATTGTCCTCAAAGGAACCTTGCACTCCATATTGGAAAGTGGAAATAAGTTCCTCTCGTAAGTTTGTACGACATGTTTATTGAAAGTGGATGTCGACTGGGGGCGTAACTGATCAGATGTTTCTATATACTGAGCAGGTGATCCCTTACCGGCTCTATAAGGAGCTGTACCATATAACATAGTATTGGGGCGAGACCCACCACCGTTAAGATCACTGGGCTGAGGGTATACAAAAATTTCATCGGTCGCTTTAACGGGGGCGATAGCACCCTTATTTTGAACTATTGACAGACCAGGTTGGAGTTGATACGCCATTTATTATTACATAAGAATATTTATCTACGCGTAGCTTCCACTACCACTTCTAACTGCACCACCACCTCGCTGACCCCTGATATCCCCACTCGAATCTAAACCCGCAAACGCTTCTAGTTGCACACCACGCGCATCGGGACTGCATTGTCGAGGATCACCCTTGCACATCGGAGCGTTCTTTTTACCGTAACACCACTCTGCGAATCCCGTCTGGTCTCCTGGAATACTTGAAACGGGCATGGTTATAAATTGCCGGTCTGCGGCATTTTGTTGATATTGTGGAAGGGGGCTACGAGAACGTCCACTGTCATATGGAATACGATCATCTAATATATTCTGCATAAGTGGTTTGACAGTGGGGTAGTAACAAGCTTGTAACCTGTTTGGTGCATCAGTGTAATCTGTCATTAAAACATTACCCATTGGATTTTCTTTTGTTGGTAATTGACATTCAGTCTCATCTACACTATAGTATTCTTTAACCATTTTAGCTTTGTACATAACATATAAGATACTCAGAACTGTTCCACCTAACACAAATACACGAGGATCCCTTTTCGTTAGATACAAAACACATGTCGCATATATGATGAACCGAGAAGCTGCATTTATTCGTTCAGATGGTAATTGGTCACTCGTGGGCCAAAAATCGAGAACCTTCTCACTTTTTATAAGTTCCTGGGGATCAGTAAACCAGGTTTTCATTTAGTATATATTAGGTTTATTTTTTGTCGAGATTACCAAGAAGGCTACCCATCATATTCATTAACGCACCCTGATCAATTTCACCTCCGTCCTTTTCCATTTTGTCAGCACATTCTTTAGCGATCGTTTCGATCATACTAAGCGTCTCACTAGGAATAGACTTAATGGTAGTTCCTAACATGTAAAGTGTCTGAAGATACTGCCACGTCGCCGCTTTAGTACTATCAGACATACGACCCCAATAACTTTTAATGTTTAGATCTTTGAGAAAATCAATGGTATCAATTTCATTTAGAAGGAATGATTCATCTTTACTTGAAATTTTATCCGCATACGGGGATACACCTGTCATGAAAGCGTCAACGACTAGGTTAGGGTTGGTGTGTTTAATCAATTCGAATGAAGTGATCATTTTCTTGATACCAGTTTCGTCTGGAAATGTCTTATGCAGTTCCACAAGAAATTGAGAAAGCATTTCGTTAAACGCAGCAACCGAAGTCATTTTCTTAATTTAATGATTTAATCTTTAAGTTTAAAAAGGATCATTGGAAATAGTCTCTCTTTTACCTACACCGTTAGACACAATAAAGAAAACTAATATAGCATTTAAGACTGCAGGTTTTGTGTATTTATTTAATTCAAGTTTACCCTCATTGTTAAGATATGCCTTAGCGTGAATGTATGCCGCAGTAATACCAGCAGCGATTAGTGCAGCTGTTAAGGGGTCACGTAATTGTTCGGAGAGTTCCATTTAATTATAACCAAGTTTTTTTGTACGATCATCTGGTGCATCCCCAAATAAAACGTCGTCTTCCTGAGATTCTTCTATAGGTGGTTCGATATCAGGGGATTGAACACTTGGTATAGTTTTGAATTCATTTTCAAACCCAGTTGGTTCCATGGGCATCTCGGATTCCATGGGCATCTCAGGTTCCATGGGCATCTCAGGTTCCATGGGCATCTCAGGTTCCATTGGCATCTCAGGTTCCATTGGCATCTCAGATTCCATTGAACCTTCTAAAACATCTGGGTCTTCAGAAGCGTACACTTCTCCATCTAAATCTATATTTTTAGACTCTTGTGACATATATGTCTGGAGAATTTGTTGAACTGGGATGAGCTCCTTCACGGTATTTTCAATGCAGGTAGTGAAGCGAGCTGTCAATTTATCGTCTCTTATATATTCACTCTGCTCTTCATGAAAAATGTAAGGATCCTTGTATAGATCTTTAGCTACGTTATTATAACACGTTTGAATAAATATCTCATTTGTTGGTAGTTTTAGACTTATCTTCTTGTTATCAGACCTGAGTCGAACTGCAGAAAGAATTTTAGTACACGCAACAAATACAGCAGCGAGTAAGTCATCAAACCATGCACATCGATTTGTAATGTTATCACTATGCTGCTTAGACATCGCATTCGACCAATTCGGAACTTCTTTTAATAGTTTTTGAAACATTATAAGAGTTTGGCGTCCCTTGGATAAATTAACAGATTCATTGTATATATCCTGAAAAACGTCAATCATAGTTGGACACATAATCGTGTAAAGTTGACCCAGATACTCTTTCTTAGCTTCAACGAGTATGTTAAGATTATTATCCATTTATGATTAAGGGGGGGTTTTTATTATATTATTTACTGCGCGGTTCTCTCCTGTATTTATCTGCCATCTTTTTCAAGTTCATTAAATCTGGATACTCTACATCGTCTACGGCTTCTTTTTGAGGTCTCACCCTTTTAGGTACGTTCCATGATACATAAATTTCATATAAATTAATTGGATTGACTATAAAACCACCTAACTGCAACTGTCGTGTAACATATTTCGTAGCAGATTCTCGATTAAAAGTTGGATATCCTATCAAAAATATCGGTGTAGTTAATATTATAGTCTTATGACCAAGTTCAACACTTTGTCTAATTTTACGTGAAAACTGTTCATATATCTTGGTGTATATTTCCTTTTTTATCTGCTTTTTCCTTTCGTCAATTTTAGTGACATCATGGATGCTCAGCATTACAATTACTGTAATTTATTTTTAGCATTTTCTAACTCACCTACAGTTGGAACCACACTCTCTTTGATAAGCTCGTATTCAACAAACTCTTGCCCAGATTGACCATCGAGGAATGGCGCGATTGTAGACTCCGACTGTCCGTCTAATGGCTGGGATCTAAGAGAAACAAGTTTAACAGAATCACCAATTACCTTAAATGCAGCGTATACAGAAAATCCGAAAGCGAAACCGCTATTCTTTATAGTAAAAAACACACATTCATAAATATCATTATCGCTACCGGTGTATTTTTTCACTGACACTGTTTCGATGATATATGTACACAAACCAGTCCGTTTGGAAATTTCTTCATTCGCCTGTAAAACAAATGTTTCAATCATGTCATGTGATATCTTCGACTCACCCTGAGTATAGTTGTTTAAATTAGGTTTTGGGTCAGATAACATTATCTGACCATTGGGTTTATTATACCCAGACAGTCCAAATGATTCTGTAAATGATTCACGTTTGGTCGTGAGTAGTATAACAGCAATTAGTACGAATATTACAACCAACAGTGATTTCATGGTCACTTATATTATGCGTCAATTTTTTTTTAGAAAATACCGTAATACATATTAGATGTCTTTACTATTATTTAGTCCAAGGTGTAAACATTCGTCTGAGATCATTGAGTATATACAGTCAAAACCACAACTGAAACAGCTTGTAAATTACCATAACGTCAACACCCAGGGTATACCACCCGCGTACAAAAGTAAAATCAATCGAGTACCTACATTGTTAACGAAGAATGGAAAATTGCTAGTTGGTAACGAGATTAGGAATTGGTTAGACTCTCTTTTACCAAACGAAGAAGTTGGCAATTGGTCACCAGGTGGTATGTGTTCTATGACATCATTAGAGGGGGATGAGAACGACGATGATATATTTACTTTAGATGGATATGGGCAATCACTCCAGCCTGCTATGACTCGTGAACTTGAAGATAAGATAAGTCGTGACGTAAATAAAGGTGTTGCCTATACTGAACAGATTTAAAGATCTAGAAATAATATAAAATTAAATGAAACTTGTTACAATACAAGCGTCTGCATTTAAGTCAACATTCGAAGTTTTAAAAGACATACTCAATGATGTAAATATATATTTCAAAAAAGATGGAATGTACATTATAACATTAGATACAGCTAGAACATCACTAATAGATATATACCTATCTTCTGATAATTTCGAAGAATATACATGCGATCAAGATGAGATTATAGCTGGTATCAATATCGCAAACACTTTTAAACTTTTGAAAACGATTACAAATAACGATGTTCTAACTATTAGTATTAATTGTAAAGAGTACATGAACATAGACATTGCAAGTGAACATAAAAAAACGAGTACTGCATTCAAATTGAAACTTTTAGACATTAATGAAAGTCGCATTGAAGTGCCAGATGTTAAGATGTCAAATATAACCGTTATCCCATCAGTGGATTTTCAACGTTTGTGTAGAGATATGTCTAATATCGGAACAGATATTGAAATTACACGGGTAGATAACCTACTTAAATTGAAGTGTGAAGGCGACTTTGCAAACCAGGAAACATGTATCGAATGTCCCGAAAATAGTTCGTATATGAGTGGTCTTTATTCACTGCGCTATCTAAATATATTTACAAAGGCGACGAGTATGTGCGCGTCTGTGCAAATAATGCAAGAAGAAAATAACCGGTTTTTAATTCTTAAATATAATATTGCAAATCTAGGGGAATTAAAATTCTACTTAGCTACTAAGGTAAACGAATCTGAGTAGTAAACCCCCCTATCGTTTTTATACTTTTCTTAATTCCAAGTGTACTATTTAACACCATTTTAGGATATTGATCTTCTAAAATAGTTTTATCATAATACAAAAAATATTCAATAGGAACGGTTTGACCATGAAAGTCATTTCTAGGACCACTGTAACGTTTAACCTTATCTGTAATATCACGTTGGGGTTTATCGTCGTGATCAGATAACCATACACTTGAAAGTGGTATACTGAAATGCATATTCATATCTTCGTGTTCACCTGGTTTAAAATTAATGTTTGTAGATATACCCGTATATTCTTTACCGTTGTAATAATAACGTACACGTAAAACACACCATTTCACATTTTGGGGAATTATAGTATGTCTGAAATTCTTACCTGTAACATTTACATAATATTCATCTAAAATACCATCATCCCAGCTTTTACTCTCCTTTAGCCAAAAATTATCTTCGACATTATATTTCATATCATGATCTATACCATATTCCAATTCTTCTGAAATAATACTATAATCTCTTGGGGTAAATATCTGTTTATAAACAAAAAAAAGATAACTTAAAAGTTTAACCAACATTCCTTTATAAAGATATGGAAGGTAATTTTTTAAGTAGATATAATAATAAATTAAGTGAATGGTCAAAATTAATAGATGATGACCCATCTAATAAAGGAAAATATCAAGATGAAATGTCGAAATATATGATAAAATGTATGCCATTTTTAACTCAATATATGGAAAGTGAAAATGAACAAATGACATATACTAACACTGATAACATTTTCGATGTAAAAGAAACTGTTGGTCTTAAAAGAAAGGATATATGGACCGATTATCTCGTAGACGTTGAAAAAAAGAATATAGCTAAAAGCACCGATATGCGTGTAATCGAGGAGTGTGATACATGTTTAAAAAGTAATATTTTATATTTATATGATACGAGTGATCTAGTTTGTGATGGATGTGGAAAAGTGATCGCATTTAGTATAAATGAAGAACTTACATATAGAGAAGAGCAAGAGACTTCTGAAAAAATTATTAATTATTCATATAAACGAGAAAATCACTTTAATGAGTGGTTGTCACAATTTCAAGCTCAAGAAATGACGACAATATCGAGTGAAGTCATGGATCAGTTAAGAGTTGAATTAAAAAAAATGAAAATTAAAAATTTAGAAGAAATTACACATGCAAAAATAAGAAGTCTTCTAAAAAAATTGAGATTAAATAAATATTATGAACATGTTCCGTATATTACTAATATTTTAAATGGTATTAAACCACCTACCATGAAACCAGAATTAGAAGCTAATCTTCGTATAATGTTCAAAGATATACAAAAACCTTTCGATGAAAATTGCCCAAGTGAGAGGAAGAATTTCCTTAGCTACTCTTATGTACTTTATAAATTTTGTGAACTTCTAGGAGAAGATGAGTATCTTCAGTACTTTCCACTCTTAAAATCAAAAGCTAAATTGTATGCACAAGACGTTATATGGAAGAAAATATGCAATGATCTTAAATGGGAATATATTCCAACTATTTAAAGAACTTTATATATTACATAGATAATGAACTGTCCTAACTTCCATGTATGCAATAAACAAGTTAAACCTGGATTGAAGGTGTGTACTTCATGTTTTTGGAGATTCAAAAACGAGATATTAGAATTCAAGACATATGAGTGTCCACGGTGTTGTAAAACGGGAGAATGTCTCAAGTTTCGCAAGTGTGAACATTTCCTATGTATGGAATGCTTCGATCGATTACCTATATGTAAATTATGTGAGCAACCTAAGTAATCTAGATTTTTAAAAAGGGTAACTAATATGATTCTTATCGATAGAATAGTTCGCTTCCTAAAAAGGGATATATACCTCCCTATGAGATGCTACGCAAATAAGAGGCAACTCACGAACCCGAGAGATTGTTGCAACTGTAAAAACTTTTGTCGAAAGCCTCCAAGTGGTGGAACACCAGTCTATGTAAGAATTGACCCTAAGTACTTTCAGAAATACAAATATCAGATATGAACGACGAACCAGCACTTCTCGCCCTCTATGATCTGGAAAGTCATGTACTCCCTCACTTGGAGACGATCAATCAAGTCGACCCATCGGTACAACACTGTCTAGAAGAAGCTCGGACACTTCTTCGTAGGGCACAAGAATTTCTTCAAGCAGCTGTGTTAGATCCTCAGACGCAATACGAGAAATCCCAAAGATTTTATCGAGCTTTGTATCAGGTTCTTCCTCTAATGAGTGCACTTGAATCTTCCGCACCTCCACTTCCCGATCAGGGTGAGGTGGGTAGTTTACCAGATACGCTGTCTTCAGACCTGTCAGATGAAGATAGTTTCTACCCTGCAACTCCGCCGCGTCATTCAGGGTCTTGATCGTCTTAAATTCTAGAACAGTCTCGTTATTAATAATAATGTCCGCCCTTAAATTACCAATCACATGCCCCTTGAATGGAATAGGAATAATCCGTTCCGACTCATATTGAATACCCTTCTCCCGTAGTAAAACCTCCATAGCATTATGGTATACTCTCTCACTGTATCCAGGTCCCAGTTGAGAATATATCTCTCGAGCTAGGTCTTCTATCATTATATTCATTATGTTTTTCTTCTTTATCTAATATAAGATGGTGTCTACTGAAACTGCTCGTAGGCGGCGTCGGGCGGCGATACAGAGTCGAATCAACACCGCACTCAGTCGTCTGGCGAATAATTTTAAACGTGTGAATATACCACGAAATGCATTTAATGTAGGTACGGTGACCCGTTCGAATGATCGTTATTTATCAGTTCGTTTAAGTCGTAAAACGATTAATGACTTAAAAGTCATATACACGCGAACATGGGAACAAAGGGTTGAATACGTTGGTTCAATACCATTTACTCTAACGAATACACGAAACTACGTGAAGTTCAATACACCAACAACCCGCACAAATCAACAACTGGCTTCTGTGACACCCTCCAACGAGGATATGACACAATATATCGTGTATCATACCCACCCAGTCCCTATGAGTGCCGTCCCACTCTTCACATACCCGAGTGAAGCTGATTTTAGAGCGTACATAAAGGCGTATCCAGCGATACAGGCTAATCTCATCCTCGAAAACCAGGGATACTATGTCATCGATCTCATTGAAACGAATATGAATAAACCAGATCCAGATGAGGTTGTAAAAACATTCAATCGTCTTGTGAGATCTGAACCATTT